GTAACAGGAATGTCACTACCCCAATGTAAATACATAAATTCTAAATCATCTATTGATATTTTCTTAACACAAGTATTTCTTAAACAAACTATATCAGTTGTATCTGGTGCTTTATTTCCGAACTGAACTACATCTCCGAGAGCAACAAATCCATCTGGAGCAATTGGACTCCACAAACTATATTCTTCCATTGTAAATTCTCGTGTATATTCATCGGTTGCGTAATCATCTATATAAAGACTTGGAACATTTGTCATTTTTTTATATTTAATCGGATGTCTGACATCTCCACTAATTACAAAACCATTCATTTTAGTAGGGATATCTTTTAAGAAAGGAGTATCTCCGATAGGAAAATATCCTTTTTTACCAGATGCTCTGTATATGCTTCCAGGTTTTTCTTCATTATTAATTACATAATTAATATCAGAACTGGAGATATAAAAAAATAATAATGTTGGACCCATAATAGTTGAGTATGAACTATAAATATTTTTTAATGATGTAGTAAAATAAGTAGCATCTAAATCAGCAGAATGTGATAGTAAATTATTTATTTTTTTTTCTAAGTCTTTTTCTAAAGATTTACGATTTAAAATAGTATTAACTATATCAGAATATGCTAATTTTCCTGTATCATAGAAACTAACTACTTTTTCATAATTCTTAGTTTTCTGTGCGTAAATATTCCATTTACAAAAGGAACACGTTATAAATTTACCTCTTTTACCTCTTTCTCCTTTATCTCCAATATCTCCAGAAAGACCAACCATACTGTCTTTTTTAGTCATATAATAATAAATTACTAAAGTTAGAGCAATTAGATTAAAAAGAACAACTGCAACATACCACTCATATCCTGATTTTAATACTAAATATTTTACATTATCGTGAAGTAAATATGATACTATCACGAAAAATATAATTAACGTTGTTAAAAAATAAACTTTTGATTGTAATGAAATATCAACATTAAAATCTGATATTCCACTATAAAAATTTGTTAAATCTCCCATTATAAAACTTATTTTATTTATTTATTTGTAATATTATTTACTCAAGTAATTAACAATTAACAAACTATTACATTATAAATAGATTATTTAGTTTTAATGTAATACTTATTTATAATTAGGATTTATCTAAATATTTATCTAATCAAATCTAATTTTAACTGGAGTAAATTCTTTATCATCTTTTTTTGTAGTAGATTTCTTAGGTTTGGTTTCCTTTTTAGGTTTGGTTTCCTTAGCTTTAGTTTCCTTTTTAGGTTTATTTGCTTTTGCTTGTTTGTTAATGCTATATTCAACTTTTGATTTATTCCTTTCATTTTGTAGATGTTTATCGACTATAGATGTTGCTTCATCTTTAGTTAAAGTTAAAGCGTTATCTCTTTGTTTTTTTGGAATTGGGATATTAGCAGCTCCTTTATATTTTATATAATAACCGAAAGGACCCTTTTTAACTTCAATCTCGTCTGATAATTTTTTACTTTCTTGTCCTTTTGATAATTCTTTAATAATTTTAATAGCATCTAAAATATCTAAATTATATTCATCGACTAAAGAATCGGGATGGTATTTATTATAAATATCAATACTATAATTTTTATCAGTATGAGATAAATAAATATTATTCCTTTTCTTCACATAAACTTCAGCATTATTATATTGACCCAAAGCTTTTGGATAGAAATCCAATTTTAATGCTTTTTCTAAAGTCATTGAATCCACTTTAGTAGTGAAATTAGCATAAGACCTCTTTTCAGCATCATCATAATTTAAACATATTGCTGAACCTGCTTTTGTTTTAGGCATCAAAATTACATCTACATCTAACATTGGATGTTTTCCTAATAATATAATACCATTTGTATATTTAGGTCGTCCTTCACTGTTTTCTAATTCCTTATTCTGTTTTCGTGTTTCTTTTATTTTAAGAGTTAATTCTACAATTTTTGGATTATAACTATCATAAACTAACTTAACAACTGTATGCCATACTTTTTTTCCATTAGCAATTTCATCTAACAATTTCTCCATATTTGCTGTAAATTCATAATTAATAATATTACTAAAATAGGATTGTAAATATTCATTAATCATAGAACCTGTTGGGGTTGGATGTAAAGTATTTGTTTCTCCGTCAACCTTTAACTTTTTAGAAGATTCTTTAAAATTATCAGGATAAGTAAATAAGTAATTTTTAAATTCTTTTTCCTTTGGTTTAACTGTTCTTTTAACAACATATTCTCTGTCTTGAACTGTTGTAACCATACCAACAACGGTTCCTGGTCTTGCAATTCCTAATTTTTTTAACATTTTAATTAGTGTTGCTTCTGTATAACGTCCATTTTTAGGTTTTGTTGGTTTTTCTTGACCTTCCATAGAATTTAAATAAACATTATCACCTTCTTTTAATTTTTTAATTAATTTAATTAACTTTTCATCATCTTTCTTTGATATCATTTTATTATCATCATTATCTGATTCTTCATCATTACCAGTATCATTATTTGCTTCTTCATCTGATTCTTCTTCATCATCTGATTTTTCATTTGAATTAGTAGATGATTTTATATTATAAATTATTAGATAACCATCAAAAAGTATTTTTTCTGCTTTTCCAACAAAAGTATGTTTTGGGTCTTTTTTAAATTTAGAGGAAACGACATTAATTTTTATAGTGTTAATTTCTATTTCTGCCGGAACCATTTGACTAGCAATAGTTCGTTGCCAAATCATACGATATAAACGTTTTTCTGCTTGTGTAATATTGGAAACATCATTGACGTGTTCTTTGGTTACATCTGTTGGACGACAAGCTTCGTGTCCTTCTTGTGAATTTTTACTTTTCCTTGAATGTTGCATTTTATTACTATATTTGTTTCCATATTTGGATTTTATATAATTTTCAGCAGTATCCAAAGCTTCTTTTGCTAAAATTGTGCTATCAGTTCTCATATAAGTAATCAAACCAGCAGCAAATAGATTTTGAGCAGATCTCATTGCGTTTTTAGGTGTTAAACCTAATTTATTAGAAGCGTCTTGTTGTAAAGACATTGTTTCATAAGGAGGTTGTGGTTTTCTGGTTGTCTCATTACAAGTGATAGATTTGATTTGATAAGTAGTATCTTTCTTTTGAATTATATCTAATAATTCGTCAAGTATAGGTTTATCCTTAATATCTTTGTCTAATTTTGTTTCTATTTGATTTTTATTAGTATCCAAATCTGATTTTTTTGGTGTAAAAATTGCTTTAACATTATATATATTAGAAGACTGAAAATTACGAATTTCTTCCTCTCTTTCAATTACCAAACGAAGAACGACACTTTGAACTCTACCACCAGATAAACGATAATTATTAAAATTCTTATGTAAAAGAGGACTTACACCATAACCAATTAATTTATCAATAACTGAACGAGCTTGATAAGCATAAAACATATCCATATCTAATACTCTGGGTTTCGCAATCGCATCTAATACTTCTTTTTTAGTAATAGAACTAAACGTAACTCTTTTTTCTGTTGTTTTTGATAAATTTAATACTTGTGATATATGCCATCCAATACCTTCTCCTTCTCTATCTGGGTCGGTAGCAATCCATACTGTAGTCTTATTTTTTGCTAATTTTCTAAGATTCGCAATTACTTTTCCTTTATCTTCCAGAGATACATATTCTGGTTTAAAATCATTATCAATATCAATACATACTCCTTTCTTATTAATTCCACGAATATGACCAACACTTGACGCGACTTCAAAATGCGATGGTAAATATTTCTGGAGAGATTTGATTTTGTTTGGAGATTCAACAATCAATAGGTCTGTTTTAGTAGGCATTTTGAATGGTAAAATTAGTATTATTATTATTATTATTATAAGTATTATTATTATTATTAGTATTATTATTATTATTATTATTAGTATTATTCTTTAATTAGAGTTATCTTTGTTATTTTTGTATTTTTGTTTATATTTATAATTGATAAATTGTTGTTAAAATGAAAATATATAATAAAATTTTAATTATTAATTATAAATCAATTTTTATTCTTTTACATTTTCTATATGATTGTTATCTATTATAGAATTATTATATAAATATTAAAAAGTTAAAAAGTTAAAAATAGTAAATTACCAACTTTTACCAGTCCCTTCTTCGCGTTTAGCAGCTTTCTTATCTTGCATTTCCTTCTTCTTTTGCTTGCTTGATTTACCTGCGTTCTCCTGTTGTTTTGTTAGTTTAGGTGCTTTACCAGCGGCAGCAGCAGCTTTTTTTTTCTCACTATTACTTTGTCCCATTGTATATATTTAATTTATTATATTATATAATTAGATTTTTTTATAAAAATAATTAAAATTAATTAACATTCTTACTTTTAGGAAGTTTGGTTTTCTTAGATTTCTTAGATTTCTTAGGAAGTTTGGTTTTTTTTCTTATTTTTTTAATAGATTTACCTGTGCTCTTTTTAGTTTTTTTAGTTTTCTTATTTTTCTTATTTTTTTTAGTTTTTCTATATCCACCAAATAATTCATGTTGATGTGGAGATCCTTGTGGTGGATTCGATTGTTGTTGTAAAATCTGCGGTTGTATTTGCCCGAAAGTTCCGTTTGTGGGTAATGTAGGTTTATTATTACTACCAGAATTCTGTGGTAAGGCATCGGGAAAAAACATTGTAGCAGCAGGATTTAAAGGTTTTTTTAAATATATTTCATATATATTCATAGTATGGTCGCTTGGAAATCCCATAGGTTGACTAAAATTTGAACTACATACTATTTCATTACTCTTATCTTTATTACATTTATATGGAACTTCAATTGAGTTGGTTTCAATGTTCATGATTGGTAACGCTCTACCTTTACCTTTACCTTTATTATTCGGAATATTGATTTTTTTTTCACTTATTTTTTTATAGAAATATTCTGGAATACGCTTAATAGTTATTTTGTTATTTATATTATAAGTAAGTATGTAATCATTAAGTTTAAAATTTTTTACACCTTTATCTGTAAAAGCACCCAAATTCCATGCCCATCTATGGTAACTGGAAAAATCAATTTCATTACCTTCTTTTTTCCCTATTTTAAATCCTACAAATTCATCTTGTATAACATCATAATTAAAATCACCAACTATTATAGATGGGTTTTTAGACTGTGTAATTGTTGTTATAATATTTTTAAAAAAAAGGTTTCTTTGAATTTTATCATTTGTTCCTTTATTATGAATATTACATAGTAAATATTTAATTTCTGGATTTGATATCAATTTAAATTCGATTAAAAGTTTTTTATTATGATTTATATGTATTTTATCAATTTCCCATTTATTATTATTATAATATATTGATATATCTCTTTTTAAACCTATTGTTGATTCTATGGAAT